ATTAATTCCAATGCCAATATTACTACCACAGGCAATATCCAAGGCAATTTTATTATTGGTGATGGATCACAACTTACTAACTTACCAGCAGGTGATTACTCCAATGCCAATGTGGCCAACTACTTGCCAACATATTCTGGTAATTTAGCCAGCTTAACAGGCAACGTTACTACAACAGCCAACATACAAGCCAACTACTTCATAGGTAACGGCTCACAACTAACTGGTATTGAAGGCAATTATTCAAACGCCAATGTTGCCAATTACTTGCCCACATATTCAGGTAATTTGGTGTCATTAACTGGCAATGTTACTACCACTGCCAACATACAAGCCAACTACTTCATAGGTAACGGATCACAACTAACTGGTGTTGAAGGCAACTATTCCAATGCCAATGTGGCCAACTACTTACCAACCTACACAGGTAATTTGGCGTCATTAACTGGCAATATAATAACAACGGGTAACGTTACTGCTAATTTCTTTATTGGTAATGGCAGTTTATTGTCTAATATTAATGCAGCCAATATTGACGGCAATTACAGCAACGCTAATGTAGAAGCATACTTACCTACTTACACAGGTAATTTAGTAAGCCTAACAGGCAACGTAACAACAACTGCTAATTTAAGTGCCGGTAATATCAGCACAAGGCAACTAGCAGCCAACAACGGCGTGACTATTACCGGCGGCATTTTAAACATGAACAACAGAGCTATCGCCAACGCTGACCAGATTAGCATTAGCGATCCTGGTCGTGGTGAAGGTCTTAACTGGAATGGTGGTAATCTATGGTCAATATTTGAAAGTCCTGATGATTTTAACAACACTGGCGGTAATTTACAATTTACCAGCGGCAACACGGCCAACGTCAGCAACCTTGCTGCCTACACACGGGTAACGTTCAACACACTAGGTCAAGTAGTAATTCCTGAAACAGATTTTGCACCTTTAGTAGTGGCCAGCAACATTTTGGTTGCCAACTTAAACGCAAGTTTATTAGTTGGTGCTGTTCCTAATGTTGAAGCAGTAGCAAACACCATAGCACTACGCGACCTCAACGGCAACTTGACCGCTAACTTCTTTATTGGAGACGGTAGTCAGTTAACAAATATCAATGCCAATGCTAGCCTAGTTACATATTCAGGTAACATTGGTGGACTGGCCAATGCCTTTAGTGTTACAATAGGTTCTAATGCTAGAAGCAACAGCACATCAGCAAATGCCGTTGCTATTGGTACACAAAGTGCCAACACAACACAAGGCGCCAACGCTATTTCTATAGGTTTACGGGCTGCGTTGACTGCTCAAGGCGACAGCGCAATTGCAATTGGAGTAACTGCTGGTGGCGACACGCAAGCTGCCCAGGCTATTGCGATAGGTGTACAAGCAGGTGGAATTACACAAAGTGCCAACGCTGTGGCTATTGGTACATTAGCTGGTTATGATTTACAAGCTGTTCGCGCAACTGCTGTAGGGCCTGAATCAGGTTATCAAAATCAAGGCGCCAATGCTGTCGCTGTTGGATATGCTGCTGGATACAGCGACCAAGGCAATAACTCGGTGGCCATGGGATACGGTGCTGCTTACCTAGCGCAAGACCCATTCTCTGTGGCAATTGGTGCCAACTCGGCGTTTAATAATCAAGGCACATTCTCAGTGTGTATTGGCGGTCAATCAGGAAACAACCAAGGCAACTACGCAGTGGCACTGGGCGGATCAACTGGCGATAACCAAGGCGAGTACGCTATTGCTATTGGTTACAACTCTGGTGATAGCGTAGATCCACAAGCTGACAATTCCATCATTCTCAATGCCACAGGCGCCAATCTAAACTCTAACGTGGCCAACACATTTACTGTCAAGCCCATTAGAAACGGCGGAACCGGCGGTAGTTTACCGGCAGGATTTGTAAACATGGCCTACAATCCCACAACAGGTGAAATTGTTTATTGGACCTAATCACAAAAAATTAAACAATCAAGCTAAATATGTGTACATAGAAATATGACAAACGCAATCCTGCGTTTTATGCTGAGATTAATACCCACAGCGTAGCCACTAGAACTGGCATGGGACTTCTTTAAGGAGAAAACAACATGGGTCGTCCACTTAAAATCAAAGAATCATTAACCATAGACATTGGTTTCAACGCATTTAGCGTACTGACAAATCCAGTTCCACCAACAGGATTCACATCCACTGACTTTACTGGTGTAGTTGGCGGAGCCAACAGCGTAGCCAACGTGGCTTATCCTGTTGTATCTTGCTCGGCAAACATCAACGGCGGCGGCAACGTGACTGCTTTTATTATTCGTCAGAAAGGTGCTACAAAATATTTGGTAGCCGATACAGCCAATGTGTTGAGCAATAGTGTCTGCATTCTAACCGACACAGATGCTGCTAATTTAACTGCCAACACTATGAACATTACGTTTAGCTACGATGGTAATACAGCAAATACAGTAAATGTCAGCAAATTAACCAACAAATATGTGTGGGACTATTCTGATACACGATATGCAGCAAACTTCTTTGAGACAGGTAATACTATCTCTAAATCGGGTGCGCAGATCGCAACATGGCCCAACACAACCGGTAATCTTATACTGGGTGAAGTAACCAACGTGACTTCGTAAACGGCAAAAAATACCTTTAAAACCCCCTTAATCGGGGGCTTTTTTTTATCTGATATTTAGACTAAGAAATCTGCTAAATAATACAAAGGATCTTTTCAATGGCAACAGTAAAATCAGTCAGCGGCGACTACACCCTAATTGCCAATGGCGGCGCAGGCACTATTACGTTTGTTGGTAACGTAGTTACCACTACTACCCCTACCACTATTAGTCCGTTTTTAACAGTGGCCGCTAATAACACCGGTAATATTACCAATATGGGTTTATTGGCCCAAACTGGCGCCAATACCTTTGCCGGCTTACGATTTACCACTGGCAGTAATGTGTGGCAAATTAGCGACAGCGTGGGTTCAGACGGGTCACCAATTGCACCCTACGCCACCCTCTCAACCAGTCTGTCTACTTACGGCAACGCCAATGTGGCCAATTTTATGCCCACGTTCACTGGCGATATAGGCACCGCCAACACATCACCACTAAATGCCATCTATGCCAACTCATATTTTTACGGCAACGGTGACCCGTTTATCGGCGGAGGCGGAGGCGGTAGTTACTCCAATGCCAATGTACAGGATTATTTGCCTACCTATTCAGGATTTATTGGAGCAAACATAGGACTGCAGGTAACAGGTGTGTTACTGGCGGACACCCCAACCAATGCCACTTCTAATACACAAGTGGCCACAACACAATATGTCACCAACTCTGTACGGGGTGGAGACAGCGGTGTTTTGTCTACCAATCAAATATCTGCCAACGGTAACATTCAAACAAGTCAATGGTTAATAGCTGGCAACAGCATTTTCTCCAATGGTAATATTAACTTAAATGGTAGTTTGTTATTTGGCGGAGCCAACTCAGACATTGATCTTGGACCTGGATTGCTTCAAGCTGGAAACGTTATTGTGTCGTCTAATTTACAAGTCAACGGCGAAATAATAAGTTTAAATAGTGGACAAGCTTTTTCTACACCAGGTAATATTACTGCTAATGAACTACTCATATCCGGCATTACTAATTTAGGTGGAAACACTGCCAACATAGGATCAGCGGGTGATCCTTTTGGAAATGTTTTTGCGTTAAATTTTGCTGCCAGCAATGTTGAGTTTGATGATATTTCGTTAAACGGAAATTTGACATTTAACGGCGCTGATCCTAACCTAATAATGTTCAATGGCAATATGCAAGTAGCTAATGTAATTGTGTACAGTAATCTACAAGTCAACGGCGAAATAATAAGTTTAAATACTGGCGATGCTTTTTCTACACCAGGTAATATTACTGCTAATGAACTATTCATATCCGGCATTACTAATTTAGGTGGAAACACTGCCAACATAGGATCAGCGGGTGATCCTTTTGGCACAGTTTTTGCTTTGGCAACATCAGCTCTATACGCAGACTTGGCAGAAATGTATTCTTCTGACGAGAAGTACGAACCCGCTACTGTATTGGAATTTGGTGGAGAAACTGAAGTAACAAAGACCACACAGGCAATTTCTACACGAGTAGCCGGCGTAGTGTCAACTCAACCGGCTTATGTCATGAATCAATGTCAAAAGGGCAAATTTACTGTAGCGTTGGCATTGGCTGGTCGTGTGCCTTGTCAAGTAATAGGCACAGTGAAAAAAGGTGATCTAATTGTATCTAGCGATGTGCCTGGTGTAGGAAAAACACTGGTTGATGAAGAATTTAAACCTGGGTGCGTAATAGGCAAAGCTCTTGAAAATTACAACAGCACTGACGTAGGCATTATACAAGTAGTAGTGGGTGTGCGTTAAAGCCTAACGCTGTTTTCTATTACTGCTATTTTTTCTTTTACTGCATCAAAATTCACAGTGGACCACAATCCAGGATGTAAAGGCTTGGGCCATATCCCGCTACTGACCCAGGCATAACCCACATGTTCGTCGTTTAGCACTGGAATAAATTCACCTAACACGCTGCAGAAAAATGTGTGATAACAAAATTTACCGTCGGGACTGGTAAATTTTTCTATTGGGATTACTTTTTGATTTGGCGGGACATACCCTAATTCTTCAGTACACTCTCGTGCCATGGCATCTAACATGCTTTCGCCTGGCTCTACTTTGCCGCCTGGCAAACCCCAGCTGTCGGGATATTTAACATCGTTGCGCATCAAATACAAATAGCGATTAGTACTCATAGAGTAAAACCAAATTCCCACTGCTACAGTATTAGTCGCCATTTGCCCCCCGGATACAGTCCCTGATAACTTTTAACCCAAGTTTCACCTGTCCATTTGTATTGAATATTTGAAGTAATATTTGTAACATACTGTATATTATCTAAATTAGCCGACGCCACAAAAGAAACTATCCATCTGCCACCATTGCTATCTCCGACATATTCAATAATGTCATTGGCTTTGGCCACCAGTCTAACTGACAAAGATCCAGCCCAAGCTGTGTCATACGGTCCAACATTGTCACCAGTATCTTCAGTGAGTAAATATCGTTGCCCAATTGCGGCTGGCAAAAGACCGGCTCCGGGTCCACTCATTAAAGGATTAATAACTGCGTCAACAGGTTGTAGTGTGTTTGCTGGGATAGTGTCTTCCTGTACAATAAACAACATGAATCTGTCGTCTGTGGGATCAAAGGCCACACTACCAAATACTTCACTGCCGTCTTCTTGCTCCAACGCAATTAAACTAATTCCAGGGCGCAACACGCCGTACAGCCCCACTACTCCTTGCCATAGCAAATTGGTGTTGGGACTGTCAGCAGGAGTTAAGCTAGAATTAGGCGCATCAACCACATCTTGTTGGCGCAAGGCCTGTAACTTGTTGCCTATTAATAAGGCTTGGTATCCGTAGGGAGTAAAACACTGCCGTGTTCCTAACAAAAGATCATTATTGGCAATGGCATCATACGCATCTCCGCGGGCATCAAAAATGCCAGCAATAAAACGTTCAACTACTCCTAATTTTTTAACTTTGGCAGGCAAACTGAGCCAAATAGGAATGCTAAAGGTAATAGTGGCAATGTCAATGGGGTCTTCGGTGCCTACAGGAATTGATCGAGTTGTAAACCCAACATTTTCTAAATCAACCACACTTAAACTTGTCCAATCAAGATAACTGTCTGTTGATTGTATTTCCAATGACGGATTAATAAGAGGTAAAATTTGTTCTAACAACTGAAATTTTTGATTTGTGTTGCTAGTCCATATGTCTAACTTAATAGTTAACTTGTAAGGAACAGGCATGTAACGTTCAATGTTAAACGCATTGCCTTGTGTGGTTTCATAACTTTCGGTGGCTTGATCGTATGTTCGTTGACGTACACTAATTGTGCTGACAAAACTGGGATCTTGAATACGCGGCCTGTCATACGACAAGTCAGTTATGTAAAAAGTCATTAACGGTGTAGACGGCATGTCGTTGGCACTGTTATTTTGAATAATAGTTTGTGCCTGTCGACTGGCGTCACCGTATCTAACAGGTACCCGCACCAGGGTATCGTTACCTTGTCCAGCTTGGTTGCGTCCATATGCCACTTGAAATCCGCTAAACATTCTAGCAAATTGTAGCAAGTAACGTCTTATTTGACCATCATAAAAGAAGGTTTGAATTTTAATTCCCCTTTATTTGTTACTGTATGGCGGAGGGTTAGGCGGTTTATTGCCACCATCATTGCCATTATCCGCTAACGGTTTCAATATTTGACTTAGACTCTGTCTACTTGGAATATTGCCTTGATCTGTTGTCTTGGTTGTGTACGGATTGTTTACAAAACTACTGCGTTGTGTACCATTACTTAGCCCCCAATCGAGTGGTGTGCGAACATTATCTTCTATCTTGTTCCAAGTGGTACCACTGTATCTAAACAGTCTATTAGGATAGTAGTCTAAACGCAACGCATAATCACCAGCCACGGGATTAGATGGAAAACTGACACCTGGTGTCACTGGCAAGCCGTTTGGAGCCACATCGTCACCAGTCAAATAGCCCAGCGTGTAGCCAAATCCTTTGGGCGTAACTCCCTGCCCACCTTGTGTACCGTCCACTGTAGCTGACCCATCATCGGCCGTGAGCCCTGACCCAGCAGGTTGTCCATTTTCAGTGGGTAGAATATAAAATTTAGTGTTGTCGTATCCCGACAAAGGAACATCCACATTGGCTTGAACCAGCAAGGCATCATTCAGTGCCAAATCTTTGTTTCTGGTAGACTGCCGATCACCCACGGTAGCAGGATTTTCAATAAGTGTCCAATAGTTGGTATCACCTATGTCGGTACCAGGAGGAACAGGCTGTAGAGATTGATAATACTGATCACCAAAATTTACAATTTCATTTTGCGGATAAAAATTACCGTTATCCCAAATTTGCTCAGGCATAAACGGCTGATTAATAATTTGCGAATACTCTTGGGCATTGACCATGGGAGTGGCTTTAACTCGCCATAAATGCGGTAACCAGGTTTGACTAAATCCTTCCGACGCAAACGCAGCATCTTGTATGACATAATACTTAGGCAGTGCTCGAGGAATAGAATTATCTAACGGGTTAAAATCTTTAAGATTGGGAACTTCTATTACATCACCTGACATAAGTTTACGACCAAATTGATCTATCATGGCATTGTAGTGAAACGTAATAAACAGTGTATCATTGTTTAAAAATAAACCAAATTGTGTTAGATCAAAATCAATATCTTGAACATTAAACACTCCGCGCATAACGTACACATCAGTATCGTAAGCACGATCTCTATTTTCCAAGAGCAATAAATCTTCTATGAACAAAGGATTAGTTTCTGAATATTGCGGAAGTGTGGCATCACCGTTACCAGGATTAACGCTGGTGTCAACGATGGGCCCTAGATATTTGTGAATGTAGATATCAATCCCACCCACAGTGTATTGTTCTTTAATAATTCGATCGAGATATCTATAATCGGCTGTTCTAGTAGGCCGATACAGGGAAAGTCTAGGCATGTTGTCCTTTAATTTAACTAGATCACAGATTTTCTGCTGATCTACTCCATAATACTGTATTTAGCGGTAAGACTTGACAACAAATCGTATTTGTGTTACTATAGTGAATATGAATAGCTTAGAGTATTTAAAACGACTACAAGAACTTGATGCCAAAATACGTCGAGTCAATAATGCTCGTTCACGAATCGATCTCACCGCCCTATCAGAAAATCCCAGAAAGTTAGTGTCTGAACTGAGTCGTGAAGAAGTAGAAGTAAGACGAATTCACCGGCCCACCATTAAATACACGCAACTTCAAGAAGACCTAGACCGCGCACTTAGTGATTTAGAAAATTTTATTACATTCGCATTGTTGAAATCGTAAACAAGGAAAATTATGAACGCAACTAAAACTCAAACAATTAAACCCCTGAATCCCAAAGGTGCCGAAACCAAATACATAGGATTTGAACCTGAATGGAAAGTTCAACCTGACGAGACCAATCGCATCAGTGCCTTTGCCAACGCATTTCAGTGGTACGGCTATCACTACGGTAAAAAAGAAGCCAAAGATTTTATCTGTCACTATTTACAAACAGTTGGTCGTGAAAAGGACAGCAAAGTATTTCGTGGCATTCCTGATTCCAAAGTACGTGTGACCCCAGGTTGGGTGTGTCGAATGGTGTTAATGGGATTACAACTCAACGAACATGAACAGTGTACTATTGACGCTCAAATTTCTGAAATGTTAAGCGTCAAACAAGAAGTTAAAAAAGTACAAAGCGAAGTAGACGCCGATGCGGCAGTGGCAAAACTTACAATTCAAGATCATCTTCGTGAAAAAGTTTCAGAATGTGCTGGTGAACTAGAAGGTATGTTTGATGATTTTGTTCGAGCCGGTGCTAAGATGTCAGCAGACTACAAACCTATCGCACTATTCCGCGGCATGAACATTAGCCCCAATATGATTAACACCATTGCTGATATTTGGAAACATAGATTAGTTGAATTTAACGAAGTACTAGAAGGCAATGATGAGTTATTGGTCGAAGGATACAGCAACTTCTCTAAGGTACAACTTCGTCAAGTAGTAAAATTTATTGAGCAAGTGATCGCAGACTGTGGTAGTTACGTTACCCTTAAAAAGGTCGAACGCAAACCACGCAAAAAGAAAGTTGTTAGTCCAGAAGCACAATCCCGCAAGTTTAAATTTCTCAAAGAATTTGAAGAGCTTAACCTTAAAAGTGATTCTGTTGCTCGACTTGTTGGGGGGTCCGAAGCATGGTTGTATGATACTAAGAAACGAAAGTTAATTCACTTAGTGGCCGACACACATGTGGGTACTTACACCGTTAAGAACAACAATCTGCTGGGGCTGGATGCTATTCAAACCACGCAAAAAACTTTACGTAAACCAGAAACACAGTTGAAAGAACTACTTAAAGATGGTAAACCCGGAGCCAGAAAATACTACAAAGACATCAAATCCACAGAAGTCAAGTTCAACGGACGTGGTAATGAGAATTTAATACTTTTAAAAACCTGGTAAATAATAGGGACAGGAGTCCCTATGGAACAACAAGAATCATCGCTAAACACCCTTAAACAGAATTTGATCGAATATGTTCGCCTTCAGCTGGGCGGCGACATAGTTGATCTAGAATTAGATGCTGAACACTACGAAACTGCATATCGTGCAGCCATAGGTACGTACCGTCAACGAGCACAAAACGCTTACGAAGAATCTTATTCGTTTCTTCAGTTAGTTGACAATGTTCAGATCTACACACTGCCTGAAGAAGTAATCACAGTACGTCAAATATTCCGCAGAACCTTTGGTGATTCAACTGGCCCGTTTGCATCAAACTTTGATCCATTTAGCCAAGCATCTTTGAATGTTTACCTGATGAACTTCAACGTAGCTGGTGGCCTAGCAACATACGACTTCTACAGTCAGTATGTGGAACTGGCCGGTCGTATGTTTGGTGCTTACATGAATTACACATTTAATCCAGTGAGCAAAAAACTACAGTTGGTGCGTGATCCCAAAGGCACCGGCGAAAATGTGCTGTTATGGAGCTACAATCTTAAACCAGAAATATCTTTATTATCTGACTTTCAAATCCGTCAGTGGATTAGAAACTACATGTATGGCAACTGTAAGATGATAATCGGTGAAGCTCGTGAAAAATTTGCCACCATAGCAGGCCCACAAGGCGGCAGTAGTCTCAATGGATCAGCTATGAAATCAGAAGGACAAGCTGTTATTACTCAGTGTTTGGAAGATTTAAAAAACTATGTGGATGGGTCACAACCGATTACTTGGGTGATTGGCTAAACACTATCTTGTACTATTAAGCAATGTCTGCTATAATAACTATTATGGCAGACTTAATGATCGACATCGAAGGCCTAGCAACCGGGCCTGACACTACAATTCTCACTATCGCAGCTCAACCGTTTGATCCGTTTGGGCAAGGACATTACGATCGACATTTCTACACTCGTGTGACTTTAGAAAGTCAAGAAGATCGAAAAATTAGCGAAGCAACAGTGCAATGGTGGGCCACACAACCTGAGCCGGCTCGTGAAGAAGCTTTCGGAGAAAAAGACCGCGTTCCTTTGGAAACAGCTCTAATAGGACTTAGTAAAATAATTAGATCCTGTGGGCGTATTTGGGCACAAGGTCCCACATATGACATGACGATATTGGAACATGCATACTATTCTCGCGGACTACCTTTGCCTTGGCAATACTACAATGTTCGAGACAGTAGAACAGTTTTTAGATTATGGCCTGACTTACCACAACCTCCCACGAGTCATCATGCGTTAGAAGACTGTCGCAGGCAAATTTTAATGTTACAAGAAACATTAAGACATTTTAACATTAAGGAAATAGGATGATTATCGGAGTGTGCGGACTAATTGGAGCCGGCAAGGACACCATTGCTGACTATCTAGTAAACATTCATCAGTTTAGACGAGAAAGTTTTGCTCACCCGCTCAAAGATGCTGTGGCAGCGGTGTTTGGTTGGGATCGCGAGCTACTAGAAGGCAGAACAAAACGTTCAAGAGAGTGGCGAGAAACAGTGGATCCTTGGTGGTCGAGCCGGCTCCAAATGCCTCATCTTACACCTAGATGGGTACTACAGTACTGGGGCACTGAAGTGATACGCCGAGGCTTTCATGATGACACTTGGATTGCATCCTTGGAAAATAAACTGAGACAAAGTCAAGACGATGTTGTAATCAGCGACTGCAGATTTCCCAACGAAATAGAAGCTATCAAACGTTCTGGCGGCAAAGTAATTAGAGTAGTTCGTGGTCCTGAGCCCGAATGGTTTGAGTTTGCAGAAATCGTAAATCAAGGCCCTGAAAAAAATGTCAGCTGGAGTCTAAGTAAACAAAAATTAAAAGAGCACAATATTCACAATAGCGAAACTGCTTGGATTGGTACTGAATTTGATGCTGTTTTGGACAACAATCAAGACGGGTTAGACAATCTGTACCGGCAAGTCAAAGATCTAATCGAAACCTTTTCCACCCAAGGCTTACCTAGCCCATCATAGATCTGGTGACAAATCACCGGGTCGCCACGGCAAATCATCACGTTTAATCACCTCTACACAATTTCTACATACTGTTTTTAAATTACGTAATTCAGAATTGTGTAAATTGCCGTCGGTGTGATAAACAACCGTTTGACTAATGTATTTGGCCTTAAATCCGCACACATCACAGGACATTTTTTTCTTGTAACCCGATGCTTGCCATCTAGGAACAACCGTGGGCAACTTTCGATTTTTCTTTAAACAAGTGCCACATTTTTTCAAATAATAAGTTTTATCACCTCTATGGCAGTTAATTGCCCTTGGGCGTTGATTACATACTAAACAAAGTGGTCTCATAACTTTATTTATCAAGTAAAAACCAGACTGTCTGGTGCCTAAATAGGCTTTTATTATCATAAAATGCTAAATATTTACAACTAGATTAAAAGGAACAAAATCATGGCACTAGTATCTCCAGGCGTAGAAGTAACCATCATTGATGAAAGTCAATACGTACCTTCTTCAACAAATTCAGTACCCTATATTTTAATTGCCACCGCGCAAGATAAGATATCAGGTTCAGGTGTGGGCGTAGCAGCCGGCACACTTAAAGCCAATGCTAACAAGGTTTATTTGATTACAAGTCAGCGTGATTTGTCTGCTACTTACGGTAATCCTTTCTTCTACACTACCACTACAGGTACTCCTATTAACGGATATGAACTCAATGAATACGGTCTTTTAGCCGCTTATTCAGCGTTGGGATTGACTAATCGTGCTTACATACAACGAGCCGATATTAATTTAACAGAATTAACCGGCACGCTATCTCGTCCTTTTGGTGCACCAGCTAATAACTCTTACTGGTTTGATACCGCAACTTCTACCAACGGTGTGTTTACTTGGAACAATATTACCAATCAATTTACGTTACAACCCGTAACTGAAATTATTGATTCCTCAGATTTATCTAGCGGAGTTCCTTCAAATTCAGCAGGAACGGCAGGATCTTACGCAGTAAACGCTTTGAGCATTTACAATCCTTTGTATTACAAAATGATCACTCCCAACAACACACAGTTGGGTAATCCAGGTGCAAGTCCAAGTTTGCCATCAGCATACCCAGGATTTACTAGTTTAAATAACACATGGGTACAAGTAGGATCTAGCGATTGGCAATCCTCATCTCCCACTGTACAGGGAGCAAACACTCCTCAAGCAGGTGCGTTTGAATTGGGATCTACATTTTTAATCAACGGAGACACCGTAACTATCACAGCCAGCACAATAGATACAGTGGCTGGTATTGTTGGCTTTATCAACGGTGGCGGTACTGGTGGAACACAGTTCCCCAACATCATTGCCGCAAACATTGGTGGCAAGTTGGTGTTGTATTATACTGCCAACAGCGGTGTTCCAGCTAATCCTTTGTATGTCAATAAGGTTGTGGTTCAACGCGGCACTTTTGTAACAACCAATCCGTTGTCAGTGTTGGGAATTAGTACTGTAGCAGCTCCAGGCGGCGGCTATCCGTCTAATTCTTTCCCATACGGAGCTCCAACATATCTTGTAGCACCTAGCTTTTCACAGCCACGCTGGAGAACTAGCGACCTTGGTGTTACGGGCGCTGTTCCTTCTGCAACAGGTTCTATCTGGCAAAAAAGCAATAACGTTTCTGGCGGAGCATTAACTGTAATTAAAAAATACAACGCTACACTAGGAACATTTATTCAACAATCATCACCTTGGTATGCCAGTGATGCCGAAGCCAATTACAATTTAGATCCATCAGGTGGTGGAGATAACTTAACAGTTGGATCAACATACACCCAATACTCTTGCCTGGGCACAGATGCTGACTCAGAATTACCACTGGCATCGTATCAGATATTCCAACGTTATGCATCAGGCGACACTGTAATTACCGGTATTGATACTACACCAGGACCGTTTGTCAACGGTGACACCTTTACAATTCAGGCTTCGCAAGCAGGTACTGGTTCTATTTTACCAACAACTGGTCCAGTAACAGCCACTGTTTTAGGAACAACAGCACTTGATTTTGTCAACGCATTTAGTCTAGCAGCATCGGCAGCTCAACTACCAATATTAGCTGAAATTAATTCTAGCGGACAAATTGTGTTGATTCACGCTAACGGTGGATCGATTTATTTGACAAACACAACTGTTGGCCGAAACCCCGTAGCACTGGCAGGATTTGTGCCTTACAACCCAAGCAGCCCAACTACACCGTCTACGCTTGGTGTGTACATATTGGATGCCAGTGTTGCGGCAAATCCAACATTAGTATTATCCAACTGGGTGACAGCACCAACATTTACCTACACTGCTGAAGATAATACTCCTAATACAGATCCAGCTGATGGTCGTTTATGGTATTACAGTGATCCTACTCAAGTTGACATTATGATTCAAAATAATGGTAGCTGGCAGGGATATCAAACTGTGACAAATTCGGTACGTAACGAAAATCTTTCGCAAAGTAACGCAACAGGCCCAATTATTTCAGCCTCAGCACCTACAACACAAGACAACACCAGTCAAAGTCCGTTGGTTGCTGGCGATTTGTGGGTCAACACAAGTGATTTAGAAAATTATCCTCAACTTTATCGTTGGGAATCAGTTAACGGTATTTTCCAGTGGGTGTTGATAGACAACACTGATCAAACCAGTAGCAACGGCATTTTGTTTGCTGATGCTCGTTGGTCATCAACAGGCACTGTTAATCCAATTACTGATCCGTTACCAACTATTGTTAGCTTGCTGACTAGCGGTTACTTAGATGCAGACGCACCTAATCCTGATTTGTATCCACAAGGTATGTTACTGTTTAACACACGTCGTTCAGGATTTAACGTTAAAACTTATCAGACTAATTATTTTAATAATGGCACATGGGGCATTGATGAATACAATTCAGGCACCACCTACGTATACAATGATTTTGTAAATTTTGGGGGAATAGTGTATGTCTGTACTACAACTACATCTGTCACCAACGTTCCTCCAACAGATCCAGCTTCTTGGGCAGCAATTGAAGTCAACAGCTGGGTTACTGCTAGCGGTAACAAGATTGATGGCAGTCCATACATGGGTCGCCAAGCTCAACGTGCTGTTATTGTAGAAGCTCTTAAGTCTGGAGTTGACACAAGTATCACAGCACGTGAAGAACAATTGAGCTTTAACTTGATAGCTTGCCCACAGTACCCAGAACTCGCACCTAACTTAGTGGCACTCAATAACGAACGCGGAGAAACAGGTTTTGCTATTATCGATACACCATTACGTTTGAGCCCAGAAAATGTAGTAACTTGGGCCACTAACAATAATGGATTGGGATTGGCTACTGCTGACGGATTATTAGTAGGCGATGCTTATGCCGGCACATTCTACCCCAGCTGTCAGACCACAGATTTGACAGGAACACCGGTAGTACAACCGCCAAGTCACATGATGATTCGTACAATTATTAAGAGCGACTCTGTAAGTTATCCATGGTTTGCTCCAGCTGGCACACGCCGTGGTGTAGTTGACAATGCGGCCTTGTTGGGTTACATTGACTCACAAACTTCAGAGTTCATTACAATTGGTGTGCGCCGTGGTCTACGTGATGTGTTGTATGAAAACCGCGTCAACCCAATTACCTTTATTCCTGGGGTTGGCATTACCAACTACGGTAACAAAACAACTACCAGTAATTTAAGTGCGTTAGATCGCATCAACGTAGCTCGTCTAGTGGCGTTCTTGCGTGGACGATTAGAGTCTATTGCTAAACAGTTCCTGTTCGAACCCAATGATCAAATTACTCGTAACAGTGTAACCAGTGCTATCGATGGATTAATGATTGATTTGGTTGCTAAACGCGGTATCTATGATTACCTAGTAGTCTGTGATGCTTCTAACAACACCCCGGCTCGTATTGATCGTAATGAACTGTATGTGGACATTGCTATTGAACCAGTTAAATCGGTTGAATTTATCTATATTCCTGTTCGTATTAAGAACACAGGCGCTATTGCGGCTGGTTTGTAATTTAGGTAAATAATATTATATTAGGAGATTAAGATGGCCGTATCAAGTTTATCAAGAATGACAGTACCGTTAGCAAGCGACCAAAGCTCACCGAGCCAAGGCTTGCTAATGCCAAAATTAAAGTATCGCTTCCGCGTTACTTTTTTGGGTTTGGGTGTAAGTCAACCCACAACAGAGTTGACTAAGCAAGTAATAGATTTTACTCGCCCCAACGTAAGTTTTGACGAAATGGTATTGGACGTTTACAACAGTCGTATTAAGTTAGCCGGTAAACATTCTTGGGCCGACATTTCGTGTAACGTTCGTGATGACGCTGGTGGCCAAGTGTCTAAATTAGTTGGTGAGCAATTACAAAAGCAATTAGACTTTGTAGAAATGAGCTCAGCGGCAGCAGGTATTGATTACAAATTTACCACAGTGTTTGAAGTATTAGACGGCGGCAACGGCGCAAACTTACCTATCGCATTGGAAACTTGGGAAATTCAAGGTTGTTATTTAAAAGAAGTAAATTACAACGATATGAACTATGCTACTTCTGAAGCAGCTACAGTTTCAATGACTATTACTTACGACAACGCTATTCAGTTGCCGCCTAACCAAGGTGTTGGATCGCCAACAGGTCAGATTATTGGTCAAGGAATTCGTAGTTTAGCCATCGCAGGCGGCTCAGCTACTGGCGCTTCGTCTAACGGGTAAGGATTAATCTATGCCATTTTTTGGCGAAAATCCTTTACAGGCACTGGGGCAAGCCTTTGTCACCGCCGACGGCGTCAAGGACTACAGTCACGCTGCTAAAACATTCCTTACTAATGGTTACGAACTTACACCTAGGTTTAAGTTCCTCTACCATGTGTACTTTAACATCAACACGGCACAAATTCCAGCATTGGCAACAATTTATGGATCAGGCGACATTGCCACCATAGGCTTAATGGCCAAGAGTGTGCAATTGCCCCAGTATCAGATTCAAGTTGAAGAAATGAATCAGTACAATCGCAAGCGCCTTGTACAGACAAAAATTAATTACCAACCAGTACAATTGGTGTTGCAAGATGACCAATCAGATTTGATTCGTAACATGTGGTACAACTACTACAGTTATTACTACAAAGATCCATCACAAAAATACGAAGGCATTCCTAATCAAAACGGAACACTTGGTAATTTGCAGACTTTACAAAACGGATTCGGCTACAACAACAATGACATTTACGCAGCCAGCAGAACGCAACAAGACTGGGGTTACATTGGCGAAAGTTACAGTGACGGCACTGGGGCAAACAGCGACTCTGGCAAACCACCCTTCTTCCGCGACATCAAAATCTACGGTCTCAGTCAAAAGAAATTTGCATCGTATGTGCTAATTAATCCCATGATCACATCGTGGCAACATGACACCTATGACTACAGTCAAGGTGGTGGCATGATGCAGAACGTTATGGAAGTGCGCTACGAAACAGTCAAGTACTACAGTGGAGCAATAGGTCGTCAAGCACCATCAGCTACAGTATCTGGATTTGCTGATCCAGCACATTACGATCTAACACCGTCAGCGTTGAGCCGACCAGGCGCCACTGCTACAGTGTTTGGACAAGGTGGCCTGATAGATGCAGCAGTGGGCACTATTGGTGATCTACAGAATTTCCCTGAAGGCGGATTGTGGAGTGTACTGGGAGCCGCACAAAAAGCTGGCACAGCATACAACACATTCAAAGGCAAAGATATCCGTAGTATTGTCAGTGCTGACGCTAGACTGGGTGCTGTTCAAGTAGCACAAACAGGCTTACCTGGTTATGTAAGGCAAGCGGTCAATGGCGCCAACGGAATGATCTTTCCACAAGCGCCACGCACTGTGTTTACTCCAAGCAATTCACCATTTAGAGGATCATAAGCATGGCAGAGTCAGTAAACAGTGTAAACACTCGCACAGATCAAACCGTAAAAATCTTTGACACATTTTATGATTACGCTGAGACAGTACCTCAGATGGAATATGATGCTGTCTACAGTTATTTTCGCAGTGTGTTTGCCACACAAGAACAAGCAGCAAACTTTACGGTGGCCGTATTTAGAATGGCCGAACAGTCAGGCACCAGTGCCATGACACTATTACAACAGTTTCAAGGACAAGATTTACCGCAACTAACATTGTCCCTGGCCTATTACATGAACAACACCAGAAGCCCTACTACCCTCCTGGGTATTACTGCCGCAGTAACTCCAAATTTTTATGTAGCACGAAACGTAAGGCAGTAAGGCATGGCCAACTTTCGTAACGGTACTTACACAGTCAAAAACAAACAGAAGTACGTGGGCAATCGTGAGCCACGATATCGTTCAGGTTGGGAAATGACATTCATGATGTTCCTCGACAACAACGACAGTATTTTACAATGGGCCAGTGAAGCAATATCCATTCCCTACCGCAATCCTCTTACCGGCAAACAAAGCATGTACATTCCAGATTTCTTTGTCACTTATCGAGACAAAAACAACACTGTCAAAGCCGAATTAATCGAAATTAAACCCAAAAAACAAAGCCTAATTGAAAGCAAGCAAAGTGCTCAAGACCGTGCAATCGTAGCGGTCAATTATGCCAAATGGGATCAAGCCACTAAATGGGCTCGTCGTAACGGTTTAATTTTTAGAGTAATCAATGAAGATCAGATTTATCGAATGGGCGGAAAGAAACGATAATCATTATACGCTTAGTAAATTACGGTAAATAATTTACTATGACAAAAAAATTAGAAGAACTTTTTAATTTAGATTCGACAGAACAAAACGAGCCTATTGAAGAGGGCAAGTTGAGTTTAGAAGAAACCAAAATAGAGTTGGCTAAGGTAGACGATGCAATAGACAAAATTGAGCATGCGTTGCCTTTGGTCAAAGGATTAGATACAGGTGATGCTGAATTAGATGCTATTGCCGCCAAGGCCATGGAAAGTTTTGAAAATTTAATGGACTTGGGTTTTAATGTTGATAGTAGATTTAGCAGTGAGATATTCAATGCGGCATCAGGAATGATGGGGCATGCTCTTACTGCCAAAAATGCCAAACTGACTAAAAAATTAAAAATGGTTGATTTACAGTTGAAAAAACTAAAATTAGACTATGACATTAGTAAAAATGCACCAGACAATACCGTTGTCGGATCGGAAGAACCCGGCGAAACTGCTACAGGCTATTTGATCAGCAGAAATGAGTTACTGGATCGACTGGTTGGTCCCAGGGATCAAAATAGCAAAGACGCATAAATATTAAACAGGGAATAATAGATATGAAAAATTTTAAAGAATACTTAGCAGAATCCGAAAGAACATACAACTATCGTATCAAAATAGTTGGTGATGTTACCAGTGATTGGATTAATCAATTCAAGGCCAAACTAGATCAATTTGATCCAGTCAAGTTAGGTGATGTAAAAACTACACCAGTACAACTTAAACCAGCAGACTTTCCTGCTTTTAGCAATGACAGCGTTGTTAGCTTTGACTGTGAATTCCGCTATCCAGCCATTGAACCGCAAATTAAACAATTGGCACAACTGATGTTTGTAGATCCCAATCGTGTTATTATGTTGACTACCCCACATGAAGACAGTTTAGATATTGAGCGCAAAAAAATCGAAGATCAAAATAAAAATCTGTTGACCGATACTGACTATCCAGAAAATGATGCGCAACAAAAAGAACTCAAAGCAGATTATGCTACTGGTCCTTATGATCACGCAGTGTTAAAAAATGCATACCGTAGTGATTTTACTATCGCTGGTGGCAAGACTCCCAAACCAGAAACAACTAATGATTTGAAACAAGGTACAGAAAGCCCAATCTCAAATATTAAACGACCACCCAAGCCCGCCACAGGCAGTTCAGTTGGCAATAAAACAGTACAACGAGGAAGATAACATGACATTTTTTTACGACTTAAACCAGCGCCTTGCTAACCTAAACAATAAACAAAGCCTTACAGAAAGCAAAAAAGCATTGGCTACCGAAGCTGACATGGAAGAGGGCAACGAGTTTAGTGGCGAACTTGAAAAGGCACGTGCGGCGGGCAAAAAAGAATTTGAAGTAGACGGCAAAAAATATCCTGTTAAAGAAGGTGCTAAACCTGACTACATTGATCTAGACAAAGATGGCAATCGCAAAGAGTCTATGAAAAAAGCTGCTGCTGACAAAAAAGCAATTGACAAAGACTTAGATGAACAATGGATTACTGAAAAGTGGGCTGGCGATACTGAACTTAATCCAGAAAAAAAGGGCATGTTTAAAGGCAAGACCAAAACTGAATTAATGAGTCAACTGAATAAATTAAAAGCCAGCGGACCACATGAAAAAGGTTCAGCAGCATTTACAAAAATGAAACAATTACAATTTGCTATCCGTGCTAAAAAAGATTGGAAAGGTGGAGTTGATGAAAGTGAACATCTTGACGAACTGTCACCAGACACATTAAAGAGCTACACAAAAAAAGCCGCTAGTTCAGCAGTAAACAAAGGATTTGATCTAGGTAAAAAACAAGCTGATGCTGATGAAGTAGATCGTTACACTAATCGTCACTTCCCCAAAGGCGTAGATCAATTTGGTCAACGTGAACTGATGCGTAAAGCCGCTGGCGCAGACTATGATGACATTAATAAGACTCGTAGTAAAGCCGCTAAACGTGTAGCTGGTATTGGCAAAGCAGTTGATCGCCTAACCAAAGAAGGGATCAGTTCCGATAACGCACAATCCAAAACTGATGACGCTCTGCGTGCTTACTACGATAAAATTAAAAAAGAAAAAATGAAACGTGCCAGTGGCGGTCGTGACTACTACGAAGGTCAAGAAGAGCCGCATGACATTCCACTAAAAGGCAAGAGCAATCCTGGCACTGATTTTGCCAGTGTAAAAACAGACAAGCAAACCAAGCTCACAAAGAAAAAAGGCATTGTGCCTGAAGCTGATGTCACTGGATTAGGCGACAGCACAGGATATGAAATGGAAGATGCCATGCCATATCAACCCAATAAAAATACACCGGCTCCAGACTATGAAAAAGCAGTAGTTGAAGGTGTATCACGCAAACATTTCCAACAAATAGCCGAATTGTTGCGTAACATTGAAAACGCAGACAAACGTGCTGAATTAGCTCATCACCATGCTGACATTTTTGCTCAACAAAATCCACGTTTTGATCGCAACAAATTTTTTAATGCTGTGGGCATTGACTCAGCTGTAGCTGAAGGCTGGGGCGAAATGGATTCATGGCTCAAACAACATGAAAAAGAACAAACAGGTACAGGAAAATTTGACAAGCGTGAGCGCACACTACCCAGCGGCATGAAAGCCACCACTTACACTCGCAAGCCAGAAACATTTGATCCAGACGCAGAAGAAAAAGATTTAGAAGGCAACGTAGTTAAACGTGGCCGCGGCCGTCCTAAGAAAGTAGCCGAGCATGGCTCTGGTGTAGAAAATATGTCAGGTAAATCATGGCAGTCGTCTAAAGCCAAAGCACATCCTTGGAACGCAGAATCTAAAGAAATGAGTGAAGATGATGAAATGATAGCAGTGGTTGACCAAGGCGAATATGACCGCGAAGGCGATATGGCCAAAGATCAACTCAGCACTATCAAAGCTGCCGCAAAAGAATTGTCTAGCATATTAAGCGATGATGAAAACTTGCCAGAGTGGGTACAAAGCAAAATTACAAAAGCCATGGACTACATTGACACCGCTAGAGATTACATGTTGAGTCAAAAAGATCAACAAGTAAACGAAATAAGTGACAAAACTGTTCAGAACTACAAGGACAAGGCTTGGGACGAGTTTGCTCGTGGTAACGACAAACGTGGTGCCGGCATTGGTCGTGCGTTGGATAAACAACGTGGCGCTCTAGGACATGTTAAGACAACCAAGCAACCCAAAGAACTTGATGAAAAAGCTGTCAGCAAAAAGCAACAAAAATTTATGGGTATGGTTCATGCCGCACAAAAAGGTGAGAAGCCAGCCAGCAAGGCTGTTGCTACGGTAGCCAAGAGCATGGGTAAAAAAGACGCAGAAGATTTTGCTGCAACCAAGCACAAGGGTTTGCCAGAAAAAGTCAAAGCTAAAAAAGTTAAAGAAGAGGACAACACCGTGGGAGATAAAAGTTCTGAAAGTAAGCCAGGTAAATCCGGCGGCATGGAATTTGGCAAAGGCATTTATGAAAGTTTAAACGCACAAGTTGAAAATATGATTACAGAAAACATGAACATTAGTGTAAACATGACAGTAGACGCTGAAGGCACTCCCAACAAAAGCATTACAGTAACTGCCGATGGTGTTGATGCTGACAAGTTGGCAGAGTTATTGAAAATGGCTGGCATTGGTGGAGATGAGCAAGCCTGCGGCACGTGTGGCAATAGCCCATGTGGTTGTGAAAGCCAAGAATTAGAAGAGGCAGATGTTACTGTCGACGAAAATAATCCTGATTGGCCAACTAATCAAGAAACATCTAATGATCCGTTCCAATACTCAGGTGGTTTGAACAAACCCAAATCAACAGGACAAACAACAACTGGTAGTATTCCCAACTTGGATCTACGTCGCCAAGCAACAATGGAATCAACTGCTGAAGCAGATTCATTCTTGAATTTGTTTAAAGTATTTAAAAATATCAACAAATAATATGAAATCACTACAAGACTATCTATTAGAAGCCGAGTCAGAGCACAATAACCCTACCGTGGGCGACAATGTTGCCCTTAACCTTAAAGAAGACACATTGGTTGAAACTTATGTTGTTGAACTTAAAAATGGCGATGTGGTATTGGCAGCAGATCAACGCATGCTAGATATTCTTGAAAGTTTTGGATATGAGCTTGAAGAAGAAGTAGAAGAAGTAGAAGAAGGAGTAAGTACTGACTATTCTCTTCCTATGGAGGACGGCACCGGTGGTCAAATGTTTGGTAATTTTTTAGAAGAAGAAAACGAACAACATCCAATGGAAGCTGGCGTTCTGCATCGTATCATGATGCAACACCCAAGTTTATTAGCACAGTACGGTCCAGCGGCAGTTATGGACGCAGTTCGTGATGAGTGCGAGTGGATTGGTGATGTTGACGAAGTTGGATCAAGTGATATCAGTGCCGCTGTACAAAGTGTAATCCGTAATTTAGGTGGTGAACAAAAACAATCTGAAATGGACGAAGCCAAGTATCAAGGCCGTGAAGTCACACTAAACAAACCCATGCAGGGTGATGTTAAAAAATCTAAAGTGTACGTTAAAGACCCAAAGACAGGTAATGTTAAAAAAGTAAACTTTGGCGATCCTAATATGCGTATCAAAAAATCAAATCCAGCACGCCGCAAGAGTTTTCGTGCTAGACATAACTGTGCTAACCCTGGTCCCAAAACCAAAGCACGTTATTGGAGCTGTCGCGCCTGGTAATTACTAAAGGCGATAGCCACTATGAAAATTAATGACATTGTAGCAGAATCCAAAGGTAAAATAAATCCTGAACATAACGGTCCTATGAAGGGCACTTACGTATTCAGAGACAACGGAGTTGACCGTGGATACAATCTTAATCGTGTTATGATGGCTGCTGCTATGGCTGACGGTAAATCAACTGACGCTGTAGACATGCCTGAAGGCGGATGGAGTGACAAGTACAACACAGCACATCCTTACACAGAAGAAGAACACAACATGATGCAGAGCGCATTTAAAACTGTACCGTCAAACAACAATACATTAGTTGGCGATCACAAAAGCAAAGAACCAGAAGGCATACACAAAGTAAGTCCCGTTAAAGGCTTCAAAGGATACGCAAGATGAGAGCCCGTGAATTTATCACAGAAGCTACAACAGGCAGTATTCAAGATTCTGTAGCGGCAGCTATGCCAGCAAGTTACGCTATTACCAGTTTGCCTAATCAAGATCCCTACAAGCAATATCGCTTTGGAGTGGCACTGGCAGCAGCACGATCACAAAAAGATGCAACTGCTCAAGAGAAAAAAGAATTTGCTAGTGAAAGCCCCTGGGGAGAAAATATGATTGTAGTAGGCTACGACGATATAGGTGAGGTTGTAGATCAAGCATTAAATTTAGTTGGATTAACCCCCAAAGATAAAAAAATTCTTGGCACCTCCGAGTCAAAAGAATCCAGTGACATCAGTAATGTTAGTCCAGTTCGTAGTTTTAAAGGATATCCAAGATAATGTTATTGCAAGAATTATTTGAAAAAACCATCGCCGAAGGTGGCGAATCCGGAGGTGTAAGATACAACTCCGAAGTGGGTATGCTGGCTGGATTTTTTGGAGTTGATCCTACTAAGTTTAATCCCAAACGTCCTGAACAATCACTACCAGCACAGTACTTACAAAATCCTGACCGTGTGTATGCTGACATTAAAAAATTTTTAGTGCCTAATTGGGATGCCGGCATGTTTTCAAAATGGGTTGGAATAGGTCGAGTGTATCAACCTTTGATGGCTGATAAGATAAATGAATTAAACACCACTGTACAAAAATATGGTTGGGCTGGCGGCACTAACCTCAGTGCATCTGGTGCAGTAGACATAGATTTTATTGGGTCAAGTATTACTGGGGTCAGTGTAAAAGCAGAAGGCGGTATCACTCTTGCTAACCTTACTCCTAAATCCCTAGGGTTAACACCTGAATTGGGCAACGATATTTTTTATCAATACGCCCAGCCTGAGTATGTGGCAATGAAAACTCGAGTGTTCAAAGACGCACTGGCGGAAGCTCGCGCCCTTAACGGTAAACCACTAGCTCCTATTAAGCCCAAGTATTCAATCACATACAATTCAAAAACTGACACTTACAAGTGTGTGGGCAGCAGTAAAACAATTGATGCAACTGAAAAAGAAATATTAGGCTCTGTTGCTAAAAACGCCAATTGGCAACGTCCGTTTGGTGATTGGTTTCAATCAAACTGGGCTACTAAAAAAAGTTATGCTACTCCGCTTTACTCTAAATTAGCAAAAGTTTTTGAACTCACAATAGAAAATCATTTAAAACAAAGTGCTTCGCTGTCAAGCGTTTTACGTTTTGCTGAAAATCCTTATTTTTATGCTACTGCTAAATCATTGTACTATGTTCCTTCGGCAGAGCAAGCAGGTGAGCTCCAAGTCAAAGGTATTAAGTATGCTGAACCTGACGGCACTAGTCAGTTGTTTGCAGCAATTATAGGACGTCCTGACTCAGATGACAACGCTGAGTTAGATATCTACATACGCTACGCTAACGGTATGTTTGAAACTAATCCTACTGTGCGAGTACAGAATTTAAAAAATCCTCAACACATGGGCTGGGAAAAACTTAACTAGTTGAAAAATGTGGAACGACTACTATTAATATTATTACTGGTACCTACACTAGTATTTGCTCAGGTCAAAGCACCCAAGCAACCCCGAGGCGTCGTGTATGACGCACAAATTCTAAGAGTGAGTGATGGCGATACTATTGTAATCGCCGCCCCCTTTCTCCCACAGCCCC